ATAAGTATTTTGATAGTATGCTGTCTTCCATCCTAGTTTGTAAGTCGTTAATAAATCTTGTGCCATTACTGATAAAGGCACTTCACCATCTTTGTAGTTCTCTGGATTGTAACTCCAGTTACCACTAATTGCCTGATCGAAATACTTTTGCATAACAGCAATGATATTAATATATCCTTCGTTACCTTTCATATCCCATAATAATGTATAATAATTTTTAAGTCTGTTGTAGTCAGGTACAATTTGTTTCAAAGGACCTTTTTTAGACTTCTTAACTGATAAGTAATCTCTTGGTGGTTCAACGCCGTTTGTTGCGTTAGATACAACAGAAGAAGACTCACTTGGCATTTGTGCCGATAATGTTGAGTGTCTTAATCCGTGTTCTTTAATTTCTTTTCTTAACCATTCCCAATCATAAGTAAGTTCTCTACTTACAATATCATCTACTTCTTTTTTGTAAGTATCGATTGGTAAGATACCATCGCTATATTTAGTCTTTTCGAACCATAGACATCTAGTCTTTTCTTTTGCCAGGTTATTACTTGCTTTTAGTAGATAAAATTGAAATGCTTCTGTGATTTTATCAACAAGTTTCCATGCCTTTTTGTCTTCGTATTTTACTTGATTCTTAGCAAGATAGTGTGCAAGACCTATATAACCAATACCTAATGATCTTCTTGCCTGTGCTGATATCTTTGCTGCCTCAACAGGATATTCTTGATAATCTATGATCTCGTCTAGTGCTCTAACTGATAAATCACACAACTCCTCTAACTCTGTCATATCCGTCAGTAGACCTAGATTAATGGCAGATAGGATACATAATGCGATTTCACCCTCCTTGTCGTCTATGTGTTGTATTGGTGTCGTTGGTAGTGTGATTTCTTGACATAGGTTAGACATATAGACTTTATCTTTAAAAGATGAGTGAGAGTTACAATGATCTAAATTCATAATATAGATACGACCTGTTTCTGCTCTTTCTTTCAATAATGCTTGAAACAAATCTTGAGCATTTATTGTGTGTCTAGGTACAGATTTATCTTTCTCATACTTCTTGTACATATCGTCAAACTCAGGTAAACCAAATGCTTCATATAAACCTGGCACATGATTAGGAGAGAACAAAGATACATCTTCATTCTTAATAAATCTTTCATAGAATAGTTTACTAATTTGTATTGAGTAATCTAACTTTCTAACTCTATTATCTTCTGTACCTTTATTGTTTTTAAGTACAAGTATATCTTCTATCTCTTGGTGCCATATAGGAAAGTGTACAGTTGCACTACCACCTCTTACACCATTTTGTGTACAACATCTTACAGTTGCTTCAAACTTTTTAAGGAAAGGAATAACACCTGTGTGTTGTACTTCGCCTCCTCTAATTCTACTATTGATACCTCTGATTCTACCTGCATTGATACCGATACCTGCCCTTTGAGCAACGTATCTACCAACAGCCATATCACTTGAAAAGATACTAGGTAATGTATCATCTGTATCAACTAGAACACAACTAGCAAATTGTCTAATAGGTGTTCTTACACCTGCCATGACAGGAGTAGGAATGTTAATCTTAAACTTACTGATTGCGTCATAATATTTCTTGACGTAACCTAATCTTGTTTCTTTAGGATATTGAGCAAACAAAGTCGCTGCAATCATCATGTACATAAACTGTGGCGTTTCAAATATATCTCCTGTACTTCTATCTTGTACAAGATACTTATCCATAACTTGTCTTAAACCTGCATAGGTAAATTTGTAATCTCTTTCATGTACAATCCACATACCCATTCTATCTATTTCAGATTCAGTATATTGTACTAGTATGTCTTTATCATATACACCTTGTGTAATACAAGTTTTAATTTGATCTATAAACTTAGGATGTTCCCATAGTTTATGATATAGTTTTTTTCTAAGTGAGAATAATAATAATCTAGCAGCAACGTACTGATAGTTAGGATTTTCTAAACTGATTAAATCATTAGCAGACTTGATAAGGATTTGTTGTATGTCATCTGTATTAATACCATCAAAGAATTGAATACCACTATTCATCTCTACATGAGAAGCACTAACGCCTGTAATATCTTGTGTCGCATAACCTACCATAGAATGAATCTTGTCTATGTTAAGAGGTTCTTTACCACGACCGTTTCGCTTAAGTACGTTAATCTGAGCTGTTGTCATTTATATCCTTTTCCAATTATTGATGTTTTGAAGGGCTGTTAGTCCGCAATGAGTGTTATTACTTATAAGAGTTTGTATCTCTGCTGCTGTCTTTCCTGCTATTATTATGTCATTAATATCTTTGTGTTTCAACGACTTTGGCCATACTGCGACATTAAATTTTTTATCTACTGCCTTAATCATTCTATTTACAATTTCTTTATTACGAGGTTCATTATCAAATATCATAGTACATTGCTGAGGTTGTATTTTAATATGGGCGTCTGCACCTGCAAGGGCGATAGCGTTATCTAAAAACAAACTATCAATAGGACCTTCTGTAATCATAACAGGTTTATTCAAATCTAATCTATCAAGACCATATATCTTTTCTTTTGTTTCATCAAACTTGATAGTGATATACTTAGGTTGTTCTTTACCAAATGCACGACCTTGAAACGCAAAGAATTTACCTGATCTATCATAGAAAGGTATTACAACTCTAGGGTGATCTTGTCTTAAATCTGTAAACTTATTAGGTACGATACTGTTAGTCCATTCATAGAAGTTAGGACAGAAGAAAAACTTATCCCAATGTTCTTTAGGTATAAATCTTTTATATACGAATTGTTTTGCTGGGTGTGTTTGTACTAACTTATCAAATGATTCTAATTCATTTAAATACTTTTCATCAGCAGTTCTAATCTTTAGTTCTTTTGATGGTGTGAAGTCAAACTCAGGTTTATCTTTCGTGGGTTTGCCGTCTTTAAATCTTTCAAATATATATTCTTTATATAGATTAGGGTCAAGATGTTTAATTAGATTACCTAACGATTGCCCTACACCACAGTTGTGACATTTAAAGAACATATCATTTTTCTTCTTATAAACAAAACCTCTAGCTTTTGATTGTGATTTCTGAGAGTCACCACAATGCGGACATCTAAAATTAAATAGATACTCTGCTTTTCTTTTAAACTTAGGAAGTCTTGTAGATAGTAGGTTGATAAACTTGGTATCTATATAACTTGACATAGACTTATTATATCAAATAAGTGATGAATTGTCAAGCGATTAACTTAGAAAGTCCCATAGATTACCACTAGGATTTGACATCATTAGACCTATAATGATAGAACCACCTATGATTAACCATCTCCACTTCTCTAATACACCTACTCTTGCTGATAGTTGTGACTTCATAGACCGAAGTTCACTTAGCATTGTGTTCTCTGATTGTATTTGATGTTCTCTTAACTCTCTTGTGTTAGTAGTTATTCTGGAGTGTAGTTCTTTAAGATCGTTATCCCATTCTTTTCTACGAGATTCTAACGTGATGAAAATATCTTCATCTGTTTGTTCTGCTTTAGATAGTTTATGTTCTTGTGTTGCTAACATTGCCTTAATGCTTACAGCACATTCAGATAGTTTACCTATTGCAACTTCTAATCTTTGATGTATTTGCTCACCTGTCTTGGCGTCTTTTTCAAGTAAAGCTATCTTTGTCTGAATTTTATTTAGATCGTCTGCCATTTATGAAACCTTTACTTTTTTGTGTTTGTGTCGTTCACGTCTGTTTCATAATACTTCTTATATTTATCTAATAAATCATTTGTAAGCATTAACTGATTTCTTATTTGTGCAAAATTCTTTGCGATCAATTGAAAGTCTTTATCATTCAGACCAAATAGAACAGGATCAAGACCTTGTTCTTTCATCTTGTTAAATACTTCTTCTGCATTATCAGAAGTAATGATAATCCATTTGATTTCTTCTAACTGTAATGCTGTAGGTTTATCTAAATTAAGTTGTGCTCTCGGCACCTCTTCTTTAAAGATACTTAACTTTTTAACACCTGAACAATTAGTAAGGAACGTAGCTAGGATTAGCAATACTAGGACATTCAGGATTGATTTCTGATTTCTTTGTCGCATTTCTTTCATTTTCTGTTAATTCAGCGCCACTCGCTATCTCTATACATCTTGTAGCGTTAGCACTACCTTTGTTAATAATTCTCTCTATGGGTTTAGGTTTCTGTATGGCAAGTTTACCTATATCTCGATTCTTTTTATTAAATCGTCTATCTAAATCATTAAGATCATTTTGAAGAGCATTGATTAGAGCATTAACTTTTTTATTTGCGTCTAGTATTTCTTCAAAATCTTTCTTTTGATTTTCAATTACTTGTTTCTGATCTGTTATTGCTGACTCTAGTTTGAGTTGATTTGCTTTTAGAATGGCATTATCTGATCTTAACTTCATCACATACATACCTGCACCTGCGATACCAGTTATTAGAATTGCCACCATAGCAATCTTCAATGATCCAAACATAATTTACTTCCAGAATTTTAATAGTTTAATACCAGCAGTTATGTCTTCAAGTTTCTCGTTGACATACCAACCTAATACAAAACCTATAACTAGTCCAATTGTTAAAAACATTATTTTTTACCTCTTAGTTTTACTTGTTCAACTTTGATTTTAGCAATCTCATTCTCTAACTTATCTAACTTTGCTGTTAGAGCAGGAAACTTCTTAATCTCTTTTTCTTCTTTAGTCAATACATCTAAGTTGTATCTAGTAGCAGCCCAATTATAACAAGTATCTACCTTCTTATAGAACCACATACCCATCTTAGTTTTCTTAAACCATGTGTTTGTAGATTGACCAACTATGGCACCTAACATTGATTTAACTAAAAAGAACCACATTATATATTCTTCTCGTTAGGTATGATAGACCATCTACCAAATAGATCAACTGCCTTCCAAGCAGAATACATCTTCCAACCTGATACTCTAGGACTTGCGTCTTTCATTGCTAAAAGAAATACTTTATCAGAAGCTTTTTTAGCCTTTGCAATTAATTCTTTATCTTCTTCGTTTGCACCTTTACTCCATCTGTATGCTCTTATTGTTTTATACAATAGATCATGTACAATGGCTGCTCTTGCAACATCAAATGGTGCAATCACATTCCATAATACTCTTGGTGTAGATGCTAAATCAGTTATAAATCCATTAGGTACTGTAAAGACCTCAGTCTTGTTCGTATCTCTTATCACTTCTACACCTACATCTTGTAATGATCTAACTTCGTCTGCTGTAAGATCACTTGTAGTGTATGATAAATCTCTACCTAGTTTCCACTTCTTAGGTGGTTGAAATTCTGCTAATATTTTGTCATTAAATTGTCCCATAACTCTCCTAAGGTCTTGTTAAAAACTTCTTTGTCATAACTTTTGACTTCATTCTTTTAATTTTTCTATCTAAAACTTTACCTTTAAGTTTATCTGATACTTCATTTCTTTTCTTTAATGGTGCTCTATCCATTCCTACTGTACCAACAGCCATGTATTCTTTTTTTGTTAATGTTTTTAAAGAACCTACACCTTTAAGATAACTTGTAGAAGGAACTTGAAGTCCCATAGAATACTCTTTGATAAATGCTTTATATGATTTAACCATTATGATCCTCTTACTTGTTTGGCAAGATCACTATCTGCCTTACCCCATGTACCAGAACTCTTAGTCGTGAAAGAATTAACTCTTGCAAATGCCCATTGTTGTGGTGTAGTACCAGGTCTGTGACCACCTTTCCAAGCAGCCATTCCTCTATCATATACTTTTTTAAGAATACCATATGGCATACCTGTTTTCTTCGCTTTGTTTTCTAAACCTTTAATTTTTTCATTAAGATAATCTTCACCATACATCTTTTTAAACTTACTAGTGTGTACAGATGGTTTTGTCTTTGCCTTTTTATCAGCAGGTGATTGTTTGTAGGCAGACTTATCACTATCAGATTTCTTATTTTGTTTCTCTAAGTGTTTATCATGTGCCTTTTTATCTTTACCAGATAATCCAGAAACATATTTTTTAGGTTGATCTGTTTCTTTATCTTTAGGTACAGCAGCACCTTCTGATACTGATTCGTTTGCCTTTTGCAAAGCGTCTTTTACTGAAGAATTATTTGATAAACCTTTTTCTAATTTTTCTATTTCTTTTACAGCATCGTTCATATTACCTGACATTTTTTTAGCAATGTCTTTTGCTTTTTGAACTAGTGCATAACCTTGAGGAGTTTCACTTACCGTATCTTCTTTTTTAAATGGTTTAATTTTTGCTGCTTTTGCAATATTCTTAGCTTGTTGTTTATAAATTGGTGCTCTTGTATCTTTTGATTTTGAAGCAAGTTTCTTTAATTCATTTGCTCTTTCTCTAATCTCGTCTTTAGGATATTCTAAATCAGGAATGACTCTATCAATTGTTTCTTGAATACCCATTCTTTTCATTAGTTTATCTTGTAATCTTTTCTTCTTTCTAACAACGACAGTAGAAGAATCGTCACCTGTTCCTGCAACGGCAGTACCAGTTGCGTTTGCTGGGGCGTCTTCGTCTTTTCGAAGAAGTTTGAAAATCATGTCTTTGAAACTTACTTTAGCCATTTAAATCCTCTGTCGTTAAAAATACGTTGTTATATTTGAATACATCATAACCCATAATAGATTGTGTGTCTTCTTTAAAATCGATAACCTTACCACTATTTATGACAATTTCACCTTCTAAATCATAGATATCTCTCTTTACTATGTATTTACCATACTGTATGGGTTCTCCATAGTTTTCGCTGATATCAAACTCAAAACCTTGTTCTTTGATATGTTTATATACTTGTTTTTCTATGATTGGATTGTAGTCATTTTGTTCTCTGAAAAATGCGATTGCAGCTGCGGCTGCTGAACCTAATGAACCTCTTATACCTACTTTTGATAATATTCTTTTAAGATTAAATACGAAACGAATCAACAAAGTGTATGATTTCTTTGCTTCTTGTTGTTTGTTTGAGGGAAATGATTTTGAAAATTCTTTTGCTTTAATTAAAACTTTACCTTTTTCATCAATAATACCAAGTTGAAATGCCTTGGTCTTCTTGAAGGGTGTAATCAGTAATTTTAATAGTCTGTAAGCGATTAAGGCGTCTATTACTCTTCCCATTTTATATCCTTTTTAATTCTTCCATTACGTTTTGATCTATTTCTATATCAATCAGTTCGTTCTCTGGCATATAGTTTAAAAAGATGAGAATCGTTTTTAATATACTCCAATGTTCTTTGTCTATTTTAAAAAACAATAGTGTAGTTGCAGCATCAACACCAAATACATTGCTCAAAATGATTACATGATTGATAATCAATCTTGATTTAAATTCTTTAGATGTATCATACTTTCTAAATAATCTTTTTAAATATTTAAAACGTTTTAGATCATCTTCAAATTCTTCTTTACCAGCACCTCTATTATCATAATGCTTTAAGGCAAATATGTCAATAGTTTCATGCGTTAGTATATTAAAATCAGCCATAATTTATTCACTTAATTAATGTATGTAGTAGTAGTATTATATTAAACTAGCAGAAACCATAAACTGATTGTTGTTTTGTTTTTCCCAGTTAAATTCTATCTTCAATCCGCCATCTTTTTTATGAGAGATTCCATCACCATTCTCAATTTCTTTACCATCTGACATAGGACCGTTTGAATTATCACTAGTCTTGCCATATCTTCCACCGAATTGAGTAAGTTCAACAGTTGCTTTTCCCTTATCAGATTCGATTTTAGGTTCTACGAAATTTAATCCTACTACGTTTAACTTAGTATTAAGTTGTTTCATAGCAGCATCAGGTTGCATATACTCTTGTTGAGCAATTGCACCAACAAAACCATTTAATCTTTGCATTACTCTTTCATCTTGTACGTTGAAAAGACCTAAGTTGTCATCTTCAGCAGAGTTTAGAGCAACAGTATGACTCTCGTTGTGTTGTTTAAAGCTTTTCATTTTTCTTTCCTTTTTTAGTTTCTTTAACTTCGTCAAATAAATCTATTTCAACTTCTTTAATTTCGTTAGGATTCTCTGTTAAGATTTCAGATATAACTCCGTGAGAATCTTCATGAGCTTTTCTTGCTCTAGGAGATAGTCCATTTAATTCTTGTAGTGTTAGTTTACTCATTTTATCTCCCTCTATGAAGTTGCAATATTTAATGCTTGTTCTTTATCTCTAGGCATTTCGTTTTTGTCTTCAAGTTCTTTTAAAAACAAATCACATTGTTGACTAGCGCCAGACAAAGCATTCAAATTGTTCTTCATACTTTTAATTTTTAATTCTTGTTCGTCAATCTGTTTAACAAGCATATCGAAGTCTTTTTTAATATCTTCTTTTCTTGTTAGCAGTTGTTCTTTTGATATAGTCATGTATTCTCCATTATTTAATTAAGTAGTAGAGGGGACGAATCCCCTCCACATAGTATTAAGTAATCAACTATTCCTGACTAATATTATGCGTCAGCAATTGTTGGAACAGTAACATCAGAAATGAAACCTGAAACAAAATAAACAGTAGCTGAAGCGCCAACTAGGTCTATAACATATGATTGAGGTGTTACTAATGATATTACGCTGTTTGAGTTACCATCTGAAAACACAGTAGCGTTACTGTTACCATCAGTATCTAGGTGAGTTAAAGCACCTTTGAAAAAGATAGTATTACCAGCAGTTTTGATAATGTGGTCAGTAGCGTCTGCAGCTTCACCACCGTAAATAAATCTGAACGATAAACCAGCACTTGGTGTTGGTAATGTTACAGTTGTATTTTGTCCAGTGTTAGGGAAGACGTTAGTTCTTCCTGCGTTAGCAGCAGCAGTTAGTGTAATTGCAGCAGTATCAGCTAAAGCAACAGGTGCTGCTAAAGCGTTAGCCATTTCAGCGATTGTTACTTTTTTGTTTATCGGCGTTCCAGAAGGATCATCAACCAAGTGAAGTAAGTCTTCTCTTGCAGTCGCTGTTCCTAATGAAGTTAATGCCGTGATTTTCTTGTCAGCCATTTTATTTTCTCCATTTGTTTATATACCCTTATGTATTCGGGAATGTTAGCCCAGACATTGATATTATCTCGTCAGGGATCAATTGTATAGGATCCTTACGAACCCTATACAAGTATTTATAATAGTTATTTCTAACTAAAATTAAGTAGTAGTTACTCCAGTAAGTATATCAGCAGAACCTGAAGTAGAACCAAGTTTACTTGACTCGATCACTAAACCAGCAGCATCTGTTGTAAACTCCTCAGCACCGAAACCATCTATTCCGTCAGTTTCGCTAATGATTTTACTTGAATCATCTTCCTCTAACATCATAACTCTTCCGATTTGTGTATCAACGCCAAAACCAGTTCTGTATGCTTGAGTTCCAACAACAGATGTTAGACCTGTAGCACCGCCTGTGTCTGACATATCAATAACTTCAACAACGTTCTTATCACCAGCACCTAATGAGAATAATAAGTTAATATCATTCGCAACAGTAATTTCTTCTGAAACTGTAAATGAAGTTTGAGAAGCAACCGCAGTAATAGTTAGTTCGTTGTTTGTACTAACAGTAGTCACGTTAGGGTTTCTTGATGTCGCAGTAATTGAAGCAGCAGGTGTAGAACCAGCACCACTTACAGTCACTACTTGACCAACAGCAATTGTTCCAGCAACACCGTCAACTACAACTGTTCTTGAAGCAGTCAAGGCGCCGTTTACAACACCACTTGCACCAGCTGAAGCGTCTAATAGAATTGAATCATCAGCAGTTTCATCTCTGATACCTTGGATAGTTTCACCGTCAACGTCTTGCATAGTAGCAGTTCCGTTTAAGTGAATAAACCCATCAGCAAATCCAAAGAAGCCAGCGTCCGTAGAAGCACGTCTTCCTCTGAATGTTAGTGTGTTTGTTCCAGTTCCTGATTTGTATTGACACGCTACTGTAGCGTTTGATACCATATCAGTTGCACCTAATTCGTCTAATAGAATAAATGCTTTGTTTGTAATCGTTTGGTTAGCAGTTGCAGCTGCACTTGTAACCGTTATTTCTTCATCAAAAGTTAATATCAAATCAAAGTCCGCAGCGTCAGCGTAAGCGCCTGCTGTGTAATCGATTGATAATAAGTTTGCGGATTGTGTAGATACTGATAAGTTTCTAATAGCAATTAAAATTTCTGGATCAGCAGCAGTGTTATCATTACCAGTTGCAGCAGAAGCTACACCGGGTTGAAAAACCCATCCTTTTTTATTTGCAGTTACAAACTCACGAGAATATCCACTATTAGAATCCATAGGTAAACTCTTAGGTCTACTTTCTGCATTACTCGTTTTTCCCCATAAAGCCATATTATCTCTCCTTATTAATAAGTTTTTAATCTTGTTTTGTTAATTAACATTACTATTTATCAAATCCTAATCTCTTAAGCTCTGAAATTGTTTTTGAAACACTAGTATGATGTATACCAATACCTCCAGCTGCTTTAAATTGATCTATATTTCTTTTGAAATCGTCAATTAGTATTGCAGGCTGTCTAGTTCCACTACTTTTCATTGCAAATTTTTGCTTATCTTTTCGTCTAACTAAGTTAATATTACTTGTAGATATACTAACGTTTCTTCTTAACCAAGTATTTTTACCTGGTATGCAGTTAGGGTCTTCAATAGTATAAGCAGATAATATATGTGGTTTATATTTGTTAATATAATTCCATAGTTGTTTTCCTCCAGGCATCCAAGGCATATTTGACCAGAATTTAGGATACTTCTTAATTACATCCCAATGTTCTTTTGCTTTATCTTGTGTGAAGATAACGCCTGTCGCCTTTTTCGCCTGTACTATAAAGTCACAAAGAACACCGTCCATATCACAATAGATACGAGGTAGATCACCTTTTGCTTCTCTATAAAACTCTTTATAATCTCTCACTAGAGATCCTTCCTAATGTAAATTGCCTGCGTTAGTTTTCATACCACCAGAATACTGACCAATGTCTTTATTTGGATCGATTTCTATCTTAGTCTTTCCACCAACCTTAATCATTTCTTTTTTCTTTGCCTGAACAAGTTTCTTAGTATCCATTTTCTTATCTAGTATTGCATTTGCTAGTCCTGTTCTTAAAGGAACTTCTCCTGTTTCAGGATTTGCTTCAGGTTTAAGAACTCTATTCTTTTCATTCTCTAACTTTTGATTCACTAAAGCTAATTTACCTTTTAAGG